ACGTCACTGAAGCTGCAAGGTATTCAAGTTGTCACGCTTAGCAGCTCTGCTGGTGTGGACACTGGCGACCTGAGCGATAGCGATGTTGCAGAACTTTTTGGCAAGACACAAGGATTCAAAGCAGGTGACCCAAACATCACACCCACCCCTGATGCAGGAGAAGACGATGACTTCTGACGTAGTTATCACGAAAGACTCAGACCTTGGGCTCTGGGAATGCAGGCTCACCATTGAGCTGCCAACCATCACGGTTACTCGACACAAGAAAGACAAATCAGACTTTCGTTATGAGATGGCACGTGCCGTCACTGATGTAGTTGAACAGATCGTTGAGGGTCTAATTGAAGATGAGTGCTGATGGCATTCAGGTCCAAGCTGGAGGAGAGGGTCGCTGATCTTCTCTCCAATCTTGGGGTGTCTTATGAGTACGAAAGTATAAAGATACCTTATGTAATTCAGCACACATATACGCCTGACTTTTGCTTGCCTAATGGTATTTGGTTAGAGACCAAAGGTTATTGGGACAGCAAAGATCGTAAGAAGATCTTAGAGGTAATCAAACAGAATCCTCTTGTTGATCTTCGCATGGTCTTTCAGGCTCCATACAACACGATCAGCAAGAAATCTAAAACAACCTACGCAGCCTGGTGCGATAAGCACGGGATCAAGTGGGCTTCATATGCAACTATCCCAATCGAATGGCTCACCTGAGAGTGAGTTTATAAGGCACGAGCCTTGCGAACAGTGTGGTTCGTCTGATGGCAAAGCTGTCTATTCGGATCACACGTATTGTTTTGTCTGTCATCACCATGTGTTCGATGACGGCACATTTAACCACCAAGTAATGACTACCAATGTTGAACTACGAGGATCAGCCGGACGGCTGCAGAAACGAGGTATCTCAGAGCAGACCTGCGAGAAGTTCAAAGCATACAAATTCGGAGAACAACTACGCTTCTATTATTTCAGCAGTGATGGAGCGCTTCAAGGAGCAAAGGTAAGAGGTAAAGACAAGACGTTTACCTGTGAAGGTAAGGTCAACAGCTTGTACGGCATGCAGCTGTTCAGGCACAAGACAACCAACAAGACAAAGAAGCTCGTCATTACCGAAGGCGAGATGGATGCGTTGTCAGTGTGGGAAGCACAACCTAATTGGGATGTGGTCTCTATCCCTAACGGTGCACACTCAGCAAAGAAATCAATCCAACACCACTACGAGTGGATCAACCATTACGACAAGATTGTCCTTTTCTTTGACAACGATGAAGCCGGCCAGAAAGCCGCGACTGACTGCGCTGGTGTCTTACCACCCGGCAAGGTTTACATCGGCCATACAGAGGACTACAAGGATGCCTCAGAGGCATTGCAAGCAGGGGACACCGAGGCAGTACGAGCCGTCTGTAACTACGACCATCAGTTGTACCGACCAGACGGAATTGTCGATGGCAAAACCCTGCTCGAATTAGTTACCCAACCATCAAAACCTTGCGATCATGAATACCCTTTTGCAGGACTGCAACGACTCACTCACGGTGTTAGATACGGTGAGCTTGTCACTATTACTGCAGCGACTGGCGCAGGCAAGTCCTCTTTCTGTAGAGAACTTTGCACTCACTTCTTACAAAGCGGCGAACGGGTTGGTTACCTGGCGCTTGAAGAAAGTAACCGACGAACAGCACTCGGCTTGATGAGTTCAGCTGTAGGTAAACCACTGCACATAGGTGAACATGACAAGGCATCGCTTCAAGATGCATATGGCCGGACAATGGCTACTTGGGATCTTTATTTGTACGATGGTTTTGGTAGTTATGATCCTGATGTTATCTATAATCGTATTGAGTATCTGGCAAGCGGACTCGATTGCCGTATTGTTTTTCTGGATCATCTCTCTATTCTTCTTAGCGGTCTTGAAGGTGAAGAGCGACGGATGATTGACCAGACAATGACTAAGTTACGGTCATTGGTTGAACGTACTGGTATATCGCTATTCCTTGTCTCTCACTTACGTCGAACACAGACGGATCATAATCATGAAGAAGGCGCAAGAGTTACGATTGGACAACTTAGAGGAAGTGCGAGCATTGCTCAACTTTCTGACGGAGTTATCGCACTCGAAAGGGATCAACAAAGTGGATCTGAACACGCTGCTACAACTATTAGAGTCCTCAAGAATAGATACTCTGGCGAAACAGGTGTGGCTGGACAACTGACATACGACTTGGAAACTTGCAAATTTACTGAATATGAAGCTGAACCCGACTTCAACCCGGCTACCGATTTCTAATGCTCCTGCATATAAACCTTATGTACACCCTTGGTACAAATACCAAGATCTAAAACGACCTAATCCCCCTACGCAAGCAGCTGTAGATGCTGCTCAGTTCGTAGACAAAACATATAACTGGAAAAATGCTGGTGTTCGACCTGGAGACGGACGGTCTTCTAAATGATTTTACCCACATACATTGCCTTGCAATCTATGATTCTGAAACTAACGAAACCCTTGCGTACAACGACAGTGGCACTCAGCCACCGATCAGTGCAGGTGTTACAAGGTTGGAGGAAGCAGATCGGATAGTCGGACACAACATCATTTCATTCGACATCCCTTGTATACATAAGGTCTATTCATTCTTTGAACCGCAAGGTGAAGTGATTGACACTCTCTTGCTAAGCAGGCTTTACCACCCAGGCATGCTGGGTATCGATAAGAAACATCAGTGGAAACACATGCCACTGCAGCTGTATGGGCGCCACTCATTGGAGTCCTACGGCTACAGGCTGGGTGAATACAAAGGAGGCTTTGCTAAGTCCACTGATTGGAAGGAGTGGAGCCAAGAGATGGAGGACTACTGCATACAGGACGTAAACGTAACTGTCAAATTATGCCAACACTTCCGCCCTTACCTGACTGGGTGCAACTAGAGCACCAAGTCGCCCAACTAATGACAAAACAGGAGTTACATGGATGGCGTTTTAATGAACGCGCTGCATGGCAGCTTGCATCGGCTCTCCAAAAAGAGCTGGAAGAAACTAAAAAAGTACTACGCGAAAGGCACCCTTTCGTCGAAGGCGCGACGTTCAATCCTAAAAGAAATAACAAAACACAAGGATATTTTCAAGGCTGCGAGTCAGTCCGACTCAAAGAACTAAACCCCACATCGCGAGATCATATTGCATGGATCCTTTCCACATTCTATGGCTGGAAGCCGACCCAGAAGACAACTACTGGGAAGCCGGTTATCGACGAGACCATATTGATGGAGACTGCCTCCGCTGGGATTTCGATTGCCGCGGACTTCGCGAAGTGTCTCGATATTACGAAGAAATTGGGGATGATCTCGGAAGGCACGAACGCATGGCTGAAGCTTGCTACGACTGCTAATCGAGTACATCACCATTGTTCAGTTGGGTGTGCGACATTCCGTATGTCACACAAGAATCCCAACCTTGCCCAGGTGCCTAGTGACTCACGATTCAGAGAATTATTTATACCAACTCCGGGTCAAGTTATGGTCGGCGCTGATCTTGCTGGCATTGAGCTTCGCATGTTGGCACACTATCTCGCCCGTTACGACGATGGCAGATACGCCGACATCCTCCTCAACGGAGATATCCACCAAGTAAATGCAGACAAAATCGGCATCTCTCGCCGTCTTGTCAAGACAGTAACCTACGCCTTTTTGTATGGCGCAGGTGATCAAAAGATAGGACTAAGTTATGACCCATCTCTCAGCGACACTAGAGCTAAATCCAAAGGTAAAGAGATTCGCGCGGCGTACATTGAAGCGATTCTTGGTCTTGATTCGCTCCTTACTGCTGTTAAAGCTGCGGGTGATCGAGGCTTCATTAAGGCGATTGACGGTCGCCGAATCCCTCTCGACTCACCACACAAATCCCTCAATTTCTTACTCCAAGGTTCATCAGCTGCGCTCGCGAAGCGGTGGCTTGTACTGAACCAAGAGAACATTAACCACTTAAATTTATGCTGCTCGCAACTTGCATTTGTCCATGACGAATTGCAGTTCGAGTGCCACCCCGAACATGCAACTAAATTATCAGAATCACTTACCGGAAGCGCAATTAGAGCTGGTGAGTACTACAACCTTAGAATCAGAATCGAAGCGGAAGCCAAGACCGGAAACAATTGGGCCGAAGTCCACTGATCCAAGCCTTCAAGGCGATCATTGGGAGAAAGAAGTGGCTCGTACAGCAAGGCTAAGAGGTTATCAAGTATTTCCAAGCGAACTTTCCACTGGACCTGTAGATCTAGTGATAGGCATCAATGGTGTATATCACCCATTTGATGTTAAACAGGATTGTTGGTATCCAGAGGCTGGAGTCTGGGGAGCAAAGAATGCCTGGAGCGTGTCAGACGGTGTATGGGCTATCTGCGTTAATCCAGAGACTGGACGTGTGCGCTGGCCAGCAAAAGGAGGTAGATCTAAAGTACCAAACTGTCCACCTGGCTGGGAGAATATTTGGGATTGAAACTTTACATCGACGCTGATTATATTGTCTATAAAGGCTGTGCAGCGGCAGAGACAGAGATTGACTGGGGATCTGACGTGATCATGGTTACATCTAAGTTCTCTGATGCGTACAAGAATATAATCAAAGACATCACAAAAATTGTTGGAGAGTTTGGCGGGTTTAGTGAGCCTGTCCTTTTCTTCTCTGACTCTATAAATTTTAGGAAAAAAATCTTACCCGAATACAAGGGACATCGAAACAGAAAGAAGCCATGTGGCTACAAACGTGTCATCAACAAACTCAAGACTGAGTATGAAGTAGTGATGATGGACACCCTTGAGGCAGACGATGCCATGGGGATTTATGCCACAAAATTTTCAGGCAATGTCATAGTCTCGCCCGATAAGGACATGCGACAGATCCCCGGATCTCTCTACAACCTTGATGAAAAGCTGACTGTGAACAAAGTTGATGGTGCCAAGTGGCATCTCATTCAGACACTTGCAGGTGACCAGACAGATGGTTACTCAGGTGCACCTGGGGTAGGTGTGAAGAGAGCAGAGGTTCTGTTCGACAAGCACGGCTACAGCTGGGAAACAGTAGTCAATGCTTTTAAAGAAAAGGGTCTCGGTGAAGAGATTGCTTTACAGAATGCTCGACTCGCAAAGATCCTTACCGTTGATGACTATGACTTCAAACAACGAGCTCCAATTCTATGGACCCCCACCCCCGATTACAGAATTGACGATGGAGCAGAGCTTCAAGCTTCGTAGGATGAGAGACATGATGCCTGAAGCATCTAAAGAAGATCTCATTACTATCCTTGATGCTCTGCAGCATCAGAACTTCTGTCTATGTAATACCGTTAGTAATTTAGTAAAAAATTGGCCCGCCCGTCCTACTACACCCGAGGCACAATAGAAGTCTGGGACTTCATTCGTGATCAAGAGCTTAACTACTTTCTCGGGAACGCAATTAAATACATCTGCCGTGCAGGCTACAAAGACTGCAGGATTGAAGACCTGCAAAAAGCTATTACCTACCTTGAGAAAGAACTAGAAAATGTCACTGCTATCGAACACAGCGATCGAGTTCCGCAACGCTTTCAAGATACCCAACTCTTTGAGTGGCCGGACCAGACAGAAAAATTTGATCGTTGAAGAGTTCAAAGAATTCTTAGAAGCTGATCACCAATTGGCAATGATGCATCCTCCTGATAGGGCGGCATGCCTCAAAGAACTTGCCGATCTTATCTATGTCTGCGCACAGTACGCAGAGAATATGCAA